TTTTTAACACCTTCACCTAATTTACCAGCTCCTTTTTTAACACCTTCACCTAATTTACCAGCTCCTTTTTTAACACCTTCACCTACATTTGTAAGAAATCTCCCTGTACTTGCTTTAGAAAATGTTGCATGTTCTATATAATGTTCTACAATAGGAAACACGTGCATTATATATAATTACTATACAAAAAAAAATATAATACAAAAAAATATAATACAAAAAAAATATAATACAAAAAAAATATTTTATACGAAAAATAAAAGCATTGAACTACATATAATAAGGATGAGAATCACACTGATGCTAACGAGCAATTGCCAATTAAACTTTAACCAAGTTACATATTTCTTATAAGGTGTAGAAGGTTTATAATTCTTTAAATCAATTGCTTTAGAAAATTTTTTGCCATAACCACGTTTTTTTGCGGCAGCTGTGGCAATTAATAAAGCGATGTTTTGAGTTGTTCCAGAATATAGATTAATATTATCATATAAAGGATTCAAAGCAATTCGCATATTTCTTTGTAATGAATTGATTTCATTATACAGATTTTCTTCTTTAAAAACCTCTTCTGATGAAATCAAACCATTATTTTCATAATATTCTTTTTTTAGTTTATAATATTCATCTATTTCTTCATCGGTAGAAGGCATTACACTTGGTTTAATTTCCAATGGATAATCAGATCCATTTTCTAAAAATTGTTTACGGATACTAACATCAATCGTTTCCTTCATTTGTGCTAAATCCTTATTATAGTATGATTGAAACGGATTCCATAACATGTCTAAAGCTGCAAATGTTAGTTGAATAATCATAACAGCCCATCCTATAGGCCCTGCTGCTGAAGAAGCAGACGCTTTAGCACCAAGAGATGCTACTGTCTTGGATGCCGTCTGAACTATAGCTTTTTCTGCAACTTCTTGTGCAATGGATTGTGCAACATCTTTAATTACAGTCGGAGCATCTCCACCTGTACCTGCACTCATACCTGCACTTCCACCTATGCTCATAATTTCATCACCATATTTCTTTAAAGTCTTGTAACCAGTCTTTGCTGCAGACTTTAAAACCGACGTCATTACTAAATATAAATATATTTTTTTTATAAAATTTATAAAAAATATAATTAATTAATACGTAATTTTCCTACCTTTACTAGCATCATCTGCTAAACAAGCTGCTTCAGTTAAAGCACGGGTAGCACTAGCACAAGTAAGAGCTCTTCCCGCAGTAGCACCCAATAAAAACTCATAAGTCCAAGAATCTGGAGGTTGAAAACAATCACCGTTACAATAAGCTAAACATTTACTATAACAATATTTTCTATTTACCTTACAAGACCCATCAGTTATATCATAATCCAAACCTTCTTTTTCACATGTCTCTCTAAAATATTCATTACCTATTATACAAATACCATCTCGCTTAATATCCTCCTGTGACTGTGAAACTGAACTTTGCCCCATTTGTTTACTTAACGACTGTTGTTGATTACTTGTTAAATTGATGTCGTTTTCAGCGGAAGTTTTTGCATCTTTACTATCTTTATCTCTCCATTCATAATACGCTGGTGACTCATCCTTTTTGGTAGGATACACTGAACTTTTTTTACATGTTTCTTCTGTATGTTTACAATCATATGTAAATTCGTCACCTAATTCAACCCAAGAATACCCTTTTGATTCACACATCTTCTTAATAGCATATTTTGTAGCCCTTTTATGATCTAATTCATTTGCAACTCTTAAATTCATATAATGTTCTTTGTTTAAAAAAAATTTATCATACGAAAATCGTAAAAACAAGTAGAATAACAATAACAATATATAATATACCATTCTATATATAAATAAGATAAATTATATTTTTATTAAAGCAATATAAATATAACAACAATTTTCATTTTATTTTTTTTATTATTTTTTATTATTTTTTATTATTTTTTAGCAACTACTAAACTCAAACTACTACTACATAATAAAAATAGTATTAATACAACAACAGCAATAATAATAGTAGTTGAATCGGGTAATTTAGGCTTAGTTGAATCTTGTGGCGAAGGTGTTTCTTCATCATCGACTGTATCTGTTGTATCTAATGTTGTATCTAATGTTGTATCTAATGTTGTATTTGATGTTGTATTTTGTGGTAAATTAAGAACATCAGCCAATGCTGTTTTTGTAAATTGAAATTGAGTTTCTGATTGTTTCCTTGCAGCATCCGCTTGTTTTTGTGATTGTTTTGCAACTTTAGCATTACTTATACCAGTTGCAGTACAATCTTCTCCATCTATTAAATCATATAATTCACAGTCTGCTTGTAAAGACTCTATACCTGATGTAGTACAAGCGTAATCTCCTATACTCATCCCTTGTTCGCTTAACATGCCATATTTTTGACATTGTGTTTTTACGTTCGTAATTTTTGCAGATGAACAACCTGTTGTTATTCCATATTTTTCACAACCTTGTATTGTATTTAATCTTGTACAAGAAGTACTGTTACTACTACACCAATTTATACATTTATCTCCTTTTGCATTTGTATCACTAGAATTACAATATTCTCCCATTAATGTATTAAATGTTGTTGCATCAGAGTTCGCTAAAGCTATACACCTCTCATCCGTTACGATTTTATCGCCATCGCCACAAAAAGTAGTTATTTTGGTTCTACATTCTGCATTTGTAGGGGTTCTATATTTCGGATCACACGTATAATCACCTACTATTTTATGAGCACCTGGGTTTTTTATATTATTAAGACAACAACCTAATATGTCACCTTTATAACTTTTTCTCTTTATTTTACCTCTACGTCCACCTCTTCCGCCAGCCCCTGCATTAAAACACTCCTCTCCCCAATTATTCGTACACGTCCAACACTCACTACCTAGATTACTATCCCAATCAAATTCACCGTTTAGCGGATATCGAAATCCAGCATTCCATAAATCACCTGTCGTATTACCTGGAAAACCTCCACAACCTGTAGTCTGTTCTTTAGATTCATCAATCTTTATATCAACTAAATCTTCTAAAGTAAATGGCGTTGGTTTCACTGAATAAAAACCCATCAATATATAATATATAATATATAAAAAAAATGCAAATATATAAAAAAAATGTGAATATATAAAAAATTATAAAATATTATTTTTTCTGATTAATATATAAACATCATTGAATATACTCTTATTATCAAGACGATATTTTAAAGTACTTGTTTTAACACCTAAATCCCTAGACGCTTCCTTTTGAGAATTCCATTCTTGTAATATTGTTTTTTGATCGTCTTTGTGTACTTTACATATTGCTACTCGTTTACATAAAGTAGATGTTATACCAGTACCTCGTAATACATTCTCCTTAATTGTAATACCGTACCATCCGTGATAACTTGAAGTACCTTCGTAAAAATAATCTTTAAAAAAGTGCTTGTCTAAAAATTTACACAAAAGATCTATATCACCTTTTTTAGGTATATGTTTACCATTTTCACTACACCATGTTTCATATGAATCTCTTAATGTACTTCTATTTAATTTAGCAGTTGGTAGTTTTACACATTTATTCATTAAAAAGTTTTCAAAATCTGAAATAGGTTCTTTAAAATCAAACGTGTAAAATGAGCGTTTAAGATTTATACCAACTACACATCTCATGTCACAATTAAACATTTTATTAAACATTTTTTTAACAACAAATTTCCCTGTTATATATTGTTCAAAATCTTTATAATTAAACAAACTGTTTATTTTACTCCACGTTTTATATTGATATACTAATTCTCTTATTGAAACGTACTCTAAACCATCTACTATACAAGAATCATTTAAAAATCTTTTGAATACGACTTCATCTTTATCTTCGGTTTGTAATTCGGGCTGATTTACAGCTGCAATATCTGTTTGAACTGATCGTTCCAAAAGTTTTACAGGTTTACATCCATTTACATTTATATCAGATGTTGTTTTAATAGATTGTAATTCTTCTTCCAGGTTATTAAATGTATATGCATCAGTGAAATCAATACAAGATTGTATAGTTTTTATAAAGAAAGTTAATAACTCGTCATTCTGTATATAAAACCATTCTTTTTGTTTTCTAATTCTATGAGCATTTAATACAGAATGTATAACTTTTTCAGACAATACAGTATCTTTACTCTTGTATGTTTTTACAATTTCTACAGAATTTGTACTGGATCCACAATTTAAACTGATAATTCTTTTATTTGGATCGTTACTTAAACCTATTTTGTAATGACCAAGTTTGTCCTTATCACTCGCTAAATAAATATATCCTGGTGTTTTTACAAAACCTTCTGTTTCTGGTTTGTTCTCTAACCTTTTGATTGTTCGTTGCTGTTCTTGTAATTGTCTTTTATTTTGTTCCATTTCTTCTATTATGATTTCGTTGTATACATTTTCTAATTTTACATAATACTTTCTTATTGCTTTACCTCGATCTGTTTTTGCCAACATACATAAATTCTTAAATGTATCTACATTCAACATAATATCTTCTTTATTATGTCCACCTCTATTTTCATCTTTTTTTTGCTCGTCCCTACGGAAAAGCAAAGTTTTGTAATCTTCACCTTCTGTAAAGTTACTTTTAATTGTTTTCATTGCATTTCCTTTGTTGGCAAATCCAATCATCTTAAATACGTGTTCTAAATTGATTGGATAGTCATTAGTTGCGTGATAATTCATAAACATATACAAGTTTGCTACGTACCACCGTTGTTCATCATCTATAAAATTGGTGTTTAATTTGTCAACTAAACGATCCTGTACGTTTAATGAAAGTGTAGTGTTACTAGTCTTTACTAATTCACTAAAATTTATTGATTTAGGCGCTATTTGGTTCATAATGTAATATTTTTATTAATATTATAATAAAATTATTTTTAAATAATATTTTGAACGAATATTCTAAACGAAACGTATTTAAAAACAAACTGAATATAATACAAAGTAGTATATTAATATGGAAGGTAATAAAGACGACGAAGAAATTCGTTTAAAACGTTTAAGAAATCGAGTAAAGACACTTCAAAAGAAACCACAACCAGAACAAAGGACACCAGAATGGTATGCTGCTCGACATACTCGTGTAACGGCAAGTGAAGCAGCTAGTTGTTTATTTAAATCACAACGAATGTGCGAAGAATATGTAAAAGCATTTGATATCAAAACTTTCAAGTATAAAGACACTGAACCACTTAATCATTACGAAACTAAAGAAGATTACATTATAAAAAAATGCTCAGCATTTTATGGGAAAAATGTATTTAAAGATTCAGTTTATACATTATGGGGGAAAAAATATGAAGAAGTTGCTAACAGATTGTATTGTCAACTAAATAACACAACTGTTATAGAATTTGGTTTGTTACCACATCCTCGTTTAAAATGGTTAGCAGCAAGTCCTGATGGTATTACACCAGATGGAATAATGTTGGAAATAAAATGCCCGAAAAGTCGTAAAATAGATGAAACACAGGTTCCAATACACTACTGGGTCCAGACACAGATACAACTAGAGGTAACAGACCTAGATTTTTGTGATTTTTTTGAATGTGAGATTGAAGAAATAGAGTCAGAACAACAATTTATAGAATGTGAATTAGTAGGTAAACAAGCAAAAGGTATTGTTTTACAAATTGCAAACAGTGGTCCTGATCCCAAATTCATTTACCCACCAATTTCAATTGTAGAAACTGACCAATACATTAATTGGAAAAATGAAAATTTAAAAAAAGATAACACCTTAATACCCACTTACTACTTTATTACAAAATATAATAATCAAAGAGTTGCAAGAAGTAAAACGTGGTTTGCAAATATAAGAGACGACATTAAAAAAACCTGGGAAATAATTATACATCTTCAAAAAGAAAAAGAATACTTTGAAAAATATAAGGACTCAATCCATAGATTAAAAAGTAAAGCATTTTATGAAAAATATGAAACAACTAACTGCGATATCAACGATAACATTTCCACATTTGTATTAAATGGATCAGGATCAGAATTAGAATCGGATGAAGATCAGGATTTGAAAAAAGAATTATCTGAAGATAAGACAATTTGTTTAATTGATTAAAGTTATTATTAAATTATTTTTATATATATTATTATATATAGAAATTATGGAAATGAATGAATCCAAACCCAGATTTTTCATAAATCCTATAACTGGAAGAATGATAAAATCTCGTGCTAAAACATTTCGAAATCTAAAATCATTAGGATATCAAGTAGATAAACATAAATGCCTATATGATGTAAAAACGGCTAAAAAATGTTTGGAAAGAATTTTGCATTTATATCCGAATATAGTATACCCTTCATCTAATTTTATAAATATACCTAAAACTTTTAAACACGGATATATAAGAGCATTTATTAAACACAATAATAAAATAATAGGATATATTGACAAACGTGGTAAAAAGTATAAATTATATAAACCTATTCATAGCACCAGAAAATTACCTATAGTAGAAGACCCATTCGATTCATTGCATTTAATATTAGACAAAATTGATAGAATATCTGAAAAAGATCAACGTTTAGTAGAAAAACAAATAAAGAAATCAAAAATGCTTGGAAACGATGATCACATAACTATTTTATTTAACCCATTGCAAAACGATTTTATTCCTATAAAATCAAAACTATACACACAAGAAAAACAAGAAATTATAAATACAATAAATAGTCAATTAGTCCCAAAAAGATTACCACCAATAACACCCAAACTTAACATAGCTGGTATCGTAAAAGACAACGATGAAATATTAGGTATAGTTGATACCAACAATGAAATAAAACTTTTCAACACACCAATAAAAATAATCGATTTACATCCCACATCTCAAATACAAGGACCACAAGGACCACAAGGACCACAAGGACCACAAGGACCACAAGGACCACAAGGACCACAAGGTGAACTAGGTGAACGAGGTGAAACTGGACCACAAGGTGAACGAGGTGAAACTGGACCACAAGGTGAACGAGGTGAAACTGGACTACAAGGTGAACGAGGTGAACAAGGTGAAAGAGGTGAAAGAGGTGAACAAGGTGAAACTGAAAGTACTATAAGCGAACCAGAAGTAAGTGAACCAGAAGTAACTGAAACTACTGTAACTGAACCAGAAGTAACTGAACCTGAAATAACTGAACCTACTGTAACTGAACCTGAAGTAAGTGAACCTACTGTAACTGAAGAAGTAACTGAACCTACTGTAACTGAAGTAAGCGAACCTACTGTAACTGAAGTAAGCGAACCTACTGTAACTGAAGTAAGCGAACCTACTGTAACTGAAGAAGTAAGTGAACCTACTGTAAGTGAAGAAGTAAGTGAACCTACTGTAACTGAAGTAAGCGAACCTACTGTAACTGAAGAAGTAAGTGAACCTACTGTAAGTGAAGAAGTAAGTGAACCTACTGTAAGTGAAGAAGTAAGTGAACCTACTGTAACTGAAGTAAGCGAACCTACTGTAACTGAAGTAAGCGAACCTGAACCTACTGTAACTGAAGTAAGCGAACCTACTGTAACTGAAGTAAGCGAACCTGAACCTACTGTAACTGAACAACCAGAAGTGACTATAAGTGAAGAAGTAAGCGAACCTGAAGTGACTATAAGTGAAGTAAGTGATCTTGAAGTAAGCGAAGAAGTAAGCGAACCTGAAAGCGAACCTGAAAGCGAACCTGAAGTAAGCGAACCTGAAGTAAGCGAACCTGAAGTAAGCGAACCTACTGTAACTGAAGAAGTAAGTGAACCTGAAGTGACTGTAAGTCCTGAAGTAAGTGAACCTGAAGTGACTGTAAGTCCTGAAGTAAGTGAACCTGTAATTTCAAAAGACATTGTAGAAACTTTACCTAGTGTTGAAATTATAAAAACAGAAGATAAAATTGATCTAGACAAAAAAATAGATGAAGCTATTACGTTATCACCAAGTGAATCAAAAGAGATTATTAAACAAATCGAATGCTTAGACGGAGATCAATTTGATATAAATGAAAAACGATGTTTACCTTGTTCGCATTATCAATTAGTATGGGATAGTGAAACAAGACTATGTAAACAGATGTTAAAAGACCAAATATCAAAAGAAAAAGAAAAGGAAATTTTATCAAGTAACATGGTATTACAGGGTTTGGATATTGTTGTTAATGATAAAAATAATATAATTGGTTATATTGAAAAATAATTTTTTTTTAAAACATTAATTTCTATATAAACTATAATAAGAATGGATTCATCATCTATTATAGATTATATCAAAAAAACATATCCTAAAATTGTTTTTCAACCATTTAAATTCCAACAAACACGAGCTCTAGCATTCATTTTATCAAATGATAATTTAGTAATAGGATTCATTAATAAAAATGGTGTATTATGTAAATTGATTGAACCAATTGATATAAAAGAATTATCATCAAATGATTTTAGAGAGATTGTTGAAAAACTTCCTGTCGTTAAGGGATTTACAGATCAAGACAAACAAAAATTAATTAAATTGTTTGAAAAAAGAGAGGATACTATTTCTAAAAAAGAACATGAAAAAATAGTTGATGAATTGAAATCTTATATAAACAAAAAAGAAAAAGAATTGTCTGAAACAGATAAATACAAGGCACTTTTTGATAGTAAATCAAATGAGATTATTTTAATAGAAAATAAATATGAAGAAAAAATTAAAGATATTAATGATCAATACAATCAAGTTGTTTCAAAATTACAAGAATGTAGTAAACAAATAATTGATCAAAATGAAGCTATTTTAGAAGGAATTAATCAACACAAACAATCAGTTAAAGAATTTATTGCATCAAAAGATCTTAAAATTGAAGAATTAGAAAAAATACATGAACAAGACATTCAAGAAAAACGTAATCTACAAGAAAATTTAGACAATATATTAGGAAATGAAAAAAGATCATTAGAATTAATTGAAAGTAATAAAGATTTGATATCAGATTACGATATAAAATTAAAAGAAAAAGTAAATATTATAAATGATTTAGAATCATCTATAGAAAAAATACGTGCCGAATTAGACGATTCTAAAAAAGAACTTGACAAATCTGACTTACAAAATAAATTATTGCAAGGTTACAAATCAAGGTGTAGTGAAAAAATCATAAAAGAAAAATCAGATATTATTGATGCTATACAAAAATACAATGACATGTGGTTATCGTGGGTAGAAAAATCACGATTTGATATACAAGAACAAAAAAGAAAATTGATAGAAGATTTTAAAAAAGCAAAGGATAATTTACAAAATACATTAGAATCTCAAATCCAAGAATCCAATATGTCCAGCAAAGAAGTTCAACTTTTAAAACAAAATATAAAAGATATAGAAATGTCTTTGAATAAAACTATAAATGAACAATTAATAGAATTATCTAAAAAAGAAGATGCACTTAAAGAAAAAGAACAAGAAATTTCAAGTTTCTTATCTGAAAAATCACAATTAGAATCTACTCTAAAAGAAAAAGAAAAGTCATTCCAGGAAAAAGAAAAGTCATTTGAAGAAAAAGAAAAGTCATTCCAGGAAAAAGAAAAGTCATTCCAGGAAAAAGAAAAGTTCTTCGAAGAAAAAGAAAAGTCATTTGAAGAACAAGAAAAGTCATTTCAAGAAACAGAATCAAAATTAAATAACAAAATTTACAATTACGAATCAAACATTATTCCTAAATTAAAAAGTGATCTAGGTGAATTAAATATTTTGTTGGAAAAAAACAGAAATACACCAATCGAATCTAAAATAGATTACGATGATTGTTATAGTATAGTTTCTAATTTTGTGTCATTGAATAACATTTTTTATAGAAAACAAGAAATTATTAGAAAATTGGATGATATAATATCTAATAACTTGAGTTATTTCAGAAATTTAAATGAATCTACTAAAACATTAGTAAAGAGTGATTTTGAAAAAGTTAAAACGGAGATAAACAATCATATAAAATTTTTAAATTTACAAGATTATATAGATAGTCCAAATTTTGAATATTTGAAATCCAAGGCAACACGATCTAGAGTTCCAGATACATATTGTAACGATTTGAAAAATTTACTAGAATATTGGGAGGTTAATAAACTGTTATATAGAAATCAAGATGTACAGTTAACAAATATATATGAAAATTTATCAGGAGCGATTAGAACTTATATAAGAATAAAACCATTGATAAATAAAGAACGAGCAAAAAGTTCTATAGAAATCAGAACAATTGAAAAGAAAAAAATAAAAGGATTAACAATAGACTGTTCAAGTGTTCCTAATACAAAATATAAAGAATCACTTTATTTTGGTGAATTTTATGGTATATTCGAAGAAGATTTCACAAATTTAGATGTCTATACAGGTCAAAGAGGTACTGTAATCCAAGATCCAAAATCATTAATTGTAAATATAAATGATATAATAGAATCATCTGATACAATAAGTCCTGGTTTATATACTGCATTTAGACAAGTAGAACAAGGATATTCTATTGTTTTATTTGGATATGGCGTAAGTGGATCTGGTAAAACATTTTCATTAATCGGTTCAAAAGGTAATCCAGGTATTTTACATTATGGTTTAGCCAATTTAGAAAACGTTACTAATATTAGGTTAAAATATGCATTTGAACAATATTATGACAAGATCAATTTCAATAATAGAAAAGTATCAGGATTAATTCATAATTTGATTAATAAAATATCACAGTTTAAAGATGTTTCCGTAGATGAAACAAATGTATTTGAAAAGCGAATACCAAATTATATAGATCTAAAATCATTAAAAATAGAAGATATATATTCTCTAACAGATATAATAGAAAAATACCGTATAGAAAAAAAACGTATAAAATCAACACCAAACAACCCCGTATCAAGTAGATCAGCATTGTATCTTGTATTTGAAATCACTTTTAATAATGGTACACGAGGTTTTATAACAATAGTAGATATGGCTGGTAGAGAATCACCTGTTGATATTTTTAACACATTTATAGATACAAATAAAACATCATTGGCAAGTGTTATGGCACCACCACCAGTTGGCGGAGTTGTTAATATAGAAAAAAATATAAAAGAAGAATATAAATCAATATATACTCCAGAAACCATATTAAATATTTTAAATGAAGGATTTTATATAAATGAAAATATAAATCACTTGGTTTACTATTTCAATATGAAAAACGGTGTAAAAATACCAACACCTAAACAAAAGTTAGACGAACGTTACAATGTTATATATAATCTTAAAAACTACTTTGTACAACCACAAGATGAAGAGAAAATGATCGATAATATAAACAATTCCTTACAAATACCAATACTGAAATTTTTAGATAACCTACCATCTAAAAAGTCCGATACACCTGATTCAGTATGGAAACCCACCAAATTTATTACATTATGTTGCATAAGACAAGAAGCAGACTATTGTGACCAAACTATGGAAACAGTAGAATTTGCAAATAATATAAAAAGTACGTAAATATAAAAAAGTATGTTATTAACATTTTATTATTAACATTTAATTTGTATTGTATTATTAATGTTATCTGAAATTACTAGACAACAAAATATTTAGACATATTATTTATGTTAATTGTTAGTTACATATAAAAAAGTTATTTTCACGTTTTTATAATTGTTTTAGTAATAAGCATAATAGTCCATAGAACATAATATAAACGAAATGGTATTTGGAATAGTGTAAAGTTTATAATAAAATGAAATTTATTCAATGAATTTTTATTTTGATGAAAACGATTGAAATTTACGTTGAAGAAAATGATAAAAACTATGATTTAGTTATAGGTCAAAACCAGAATGAAAATGATAAAATTATAAAAACAAGTTCACCAAATGATATATGGTTTCATTTAGATAAATTGAGTGGGCCACATTTTGTTTTTAAAACACAAACTGATGAAATTCCAAAAAAATATTTAAATCAAATTGCTGTTTTATTCAGAGAATATAAAAACGGATTACCTAATCGTTATATAGTTATATATACCTGTATAAAAAATGTCAAATTAACTAATACACCTGGTTTAGTTATACCTTGTAAAACAAAATCCATAAAATGTTGATGTAAACAGATGTAAATATCATAAAAAATTGATTTTTTTTCGTATTTCTTGGAAATTACACTATTTTCTTGGAAATTACCAATGTCCTGTAACATTTGTATTGAACCTTTTAATCGCTCTAATCGTATTATGATCGCCTGTATTCGCTGTGGCTTTGAAAGTTGCAGAGAATGCAATGAAACTTATTTGATGTCGTCTAAAGAACTATCTCATTGTATGAACTGTAAATCTGATTGGGATTACAGAACTTTATATAGTTTATTTACACACGCATTTCAAAAAAAATACAAAAAACATATTGAAAATATTTTATTTGATCGTGAACGCGCAATGTTACCATCTACTCAACCTTTTGTTGAAGAAAAAAAGATGAAACGATTAATCAATAACGAAATTAAACAGATATCTAGAGAAATCGATTACTTAATGGATAATCCTGAATACAATCAAAATTACAATGAAAATTACGATGAAAACGAGGATGAAACCACCGGTTACAACAACTGGAAGTTCAATAATAAAAACGATTATGATAACTGGAAGTTTAATAATCGAAAACAAGATGAAATAACGATGAAAATTGCTAATTTAACAATAAAAAAATGGGAATTAGAAGGAAAGCTAAAGTCATTAAACATCGAAACACAAAATTTTATTAAAAAATGCACTGTTCAAAATTGCCCTGGATTCTTAAATTCCGAATGGAAATGTGGTATGTGTAACAATGAAACTTGCAAACATTGCCACGATGTATTACAAAATAATACAAATGAGAACCATAAATGCAATCCTGAAAATGTCGAAACAGTAAAATTACTTTCAAGAGATTCCAGAGGTTGTCCTAAATGTGCAACGCCTATTTTTAAAATCGATGGATGTGACCAAATCTTTTGTACATTATGTCATACAGCTTTTAGTTGGAATACAGGAAAGATTGAATCTGGAGTTATTCACAATCCACATTTTATGGAATTACAAGAAAAACAAGAAAGAAATTTATTAGAAATTCGCTGTGGAAGAGAAATTGATCGCAACATTCTTATCTACTTGTATAAGTTAAGATTAAATCCACAAGACAACCTAATATATTTAATAGCCGCAGCCACATCGAATATAAGACAAACAGATCTCCCCAAATATGCCAATGGAACAATCAATGATAACTTTGACTTGCGTTTCAAATTTTTAGAATCAACCATTTCCGAAGAATCATTCAAATTATCTTTACACAAACGTCACAAAGAAAACTCTAAAAAGCAAGAAATAGCACATATACTTAATATGTACACAAACTGCGTAACCGAAATTATTTACAGATTTATTTTTGAATTACAACAAAACTACAATCTAAACTACCGTGTACATTTTAAAAGCATTGAAAAGAAATACTTGTATGAAATCTACAATCTTATGGAGTATACAAATGAAATTCTAATAGAATTATCAAAAATTTACAAATCACGTTTATTAAAAATCGATGAACTTGGAAACTTTTTTTAATTAACTTAAAAAAATTAACTTAAAATATCACCTCGTGTTTTATTAAATATATATTTTTTATTAAATATATCTTTTTTATTAAATATATCTTTTATTAAACGTATACAAATTCAAGATTTAATACACCATTTTCTATAGTAGCTATATTATAAGATATGGCAAAAACATATAATTTCATTGATGGATTATTATTAGATAGTTTTAATGCCAATGTTATGTCATTAAACATTGACATATTTATTGATCCTGTTGGTTGATTATCTTCTGGTCGTAAACAAAATGGCATTACATAAATATACTTCATAGGTATAACAGAATGTACATTATCTGGAAATATAGTTCTATAATAAAATTCTGGTAATTTATCAAATCTATATTTCCCATCTAATAACAAAGAAGCTTCTTGTATAAGAGGGCTTTCATCAGACGGATTGGAATAAGAAAAATAATTATTTGTATTTAAATTATTTGTATCAACTGCAAAGAACACAATTTCTTTACAAGGATAATTGAATTTCAAATCACTGTTGTAATTATTTGTTAAAGATTGGATAATTTCATCACCATTATACTGAACTTGTTCTATTAAAAATTGGTGTTTTTGAAACTGAAATTGTTTCAAAATAACATCATCCAAAAATATATATTCAGCATACAATTCAGATCTTATAATATCAACTTCATTAGGTGGTGTTAATCCATCATAATTAATACATTCAGAAAATGGACGTAATTTAAAAACAACTTTAATCTCTTGATCATATATACTTAATAAAGGTAAGGCCATATTATATTTTTTTGTAAACCAAAAATTTAAAGGAATTACTAAATTTACTCCTTTTGAAGCATTTTGGAAGTTAGATGCATATGTATCGGATTTTAATATCATAAAGTTTTTACCCAAATTATTCTTATTATTAGTCAATTCATCCCACGCATTTAAAAATTGAGGATACAATCTATCTACTACCACACCACCTATTTGTAATTCGATTGGACCATCAAAAATACCATATCCTAATGTATCACTCCAACAAGCATATTTACCATCTACCTTTTCTAATATTGGCAAACTTATATGTAAATGTAACTTTGATAATAAATGTCCACGTTTTGGAATTACACAAGTTGACTTTTGGTTAAAATTGACACTTGTATTAAAATTTAATTTAGCTGTATCCGTAGCAAAATTAACATATCTATAATAGTTATATTTAAATATATTTATCTGCGGATCTTGCGTTAAATACGCATCTTGTATACCAAGAGCCTGTAACTGAAAAATACTCGGTGACATCTATATTAATATCATCTAATAAAAAAAAAGCGGAATAAAAACAACATTAAATAAAAACAACATTTAATTTGATATAACATTAAAAAAAATTGATTTTAAAATTTAATGTACTATCATCAATAAATGATCTCTAATCTATTCATTGCATCTACTTTTTTTGCATTAATGTCTGTTGTTGGTGCCAGTATATGGGCAAAATTATATTTACATTAACATCAATTTACGAATTTCATTGGGGTGTAAGTGTGACATCACTTGTATTATCTATATTGTTTTATTCTATTCATACTTTTAATTTCATTTTAGATTATGTTAGAATTATTGGAAACAAATATTATTCATCTTCCAACTATTACAACCGCTTCCGTCGGTGCTCTTTATATGATTTTTTGGATTAGTGCATCAATTAGTCTATCTTACACTGTAACAGAATGTAATTATTACGAACTTAGTTGCATAGGAGAAATTATTTCTATGGTTTTTGGTTACTTGAATTTTTTTATTTGGACAATAATTTTCTACATCGGATGGTGATTCATCACCATTGGGCCTCTCGATATCAAAATTCAACGGATCATAATCAAATTAACCTTGAGACCATAGAAGGACAATCCGAACAACCTGAAGTTCCAGTTAAAGATGAACCTGAAGTTCCATTAGATGTTGAAGAAGTAGGTCAATTAGATGGAGGCCCAGGAACTTATCCAGAAACAGATGAATTTGAACCACAATCTGAAGTTGAAGTTGAAGCTGAAGTTCAATCTGATTCTGATACGATTACACAAAACAATTAAATAAGTTTACTTAAAAATAATTATATATTATTATATATAATTATGGTATCAAGACTTTGTGCTAAGAGATTAAATAAAGAAATTTCAATGTATAAAAAAGAGAATTTTAGTTTTCCAAATTTAATTTTAAGATATGACGATGATGATATTCTAACTTGGTATTTTATAGTTCACGATTTACAAGACACTGCATTTCAAGGTGGTGTTTATTTTGGTAAAATTATGTTACATCACGAATATCCATTAAAACCACCCAATTTCATTTTTATAACACCAAATGGACGCTTTGAAACAGATAAAAAAATTTGTACAACATTTTCTGCTTATCACGAGGATACATACACAAGCACTTGGAATATTTTAACTATGATGGAAGGGATGATTTCATTTATGACAGATATCAATCCTGAAAAAGGAATTGGATATATTAATACTACAGATATCGAAAAGAATGCTTTAGCAAACGATTCTTTATCTTGGAATAAAAATAATGAATTATTTAAAACTATTTTTTATGACATAGATGAAATTTTACAAAAATAGTTCGTACTATTTTTTATGACATAGATGAAATTTTACAAAAATAATTCGTTTATTATTCTTCTTCTTGTTCTCGAATAGATCGAAGACCAAAATTTGGTTCATTTAATTTCTTTTTTAATTCAATTCTTAAAGAATCCTTGTTAATTGCATTTTTATTTGCAAATTGATTAGTTGGATTAATTGGACAAAATGGGTTTTTAGCATACCCTTCATTACCTAAACGTAATTCTGTAACTTTATTTATAATTGGTTCCAATTCAGTAGCATACCAATTTGTTACTGTATCTGTATCTAAACAACCAAAAAAATCGATACAATCCGTTTTTAAATATTTATTTTTTACAGGTGTATTAGATGACAAAACAGGAGTTGAATCAGACGACGAATCAGTCGATGAACAAGAAGAGCAAGATGAACTGTAATCGTAATATCTGATGTCTGTGATGTCTCTGATGTCTCTAATTCTTTTTTTATTTGAATTTTTAATAGGAATATTTTTAATAGGTATTGTTTGTGTTCCAAAGTGTAATGTGTCTACATTTTGTGTCATTGTTTCTACATCTTTTTTTTCTGAAAAAACACAAATTGGTATAAATGTCATTTCATATAATACTTTTTTTTCTAGGTTACTAGAATTCCAAACCCATCCCTTTTCTAAAATTTCTGTTTCACAAAACACTTCGCAAGATTTCTCGGATACAATATATCTAATATCAACAACATTATCAGGATATTTTTTTCTATATTCTTGTTTTAACCATTCATAACACTTTATAAATCCATAATCAACATCTGATTCGTTAGTATAAATATAATGCGTATTTTCTATAAAATCCTTTATATATATTAATTGTTCACTCATTATATAAAATAAATATAAAATAAATTTACATATTATACCTAAATAAATTTACACATTATATCTAAATAAATTTACACATTATACCTAAATTTATCAAAAGTTCAAAATTACATTACACTTGTAAATTCATAAAATATCGATTGTAAGTACATTCTAAAAAAATTAACATTCTAAAAAAAATTGAAATTATATAATAAATACAAAATAATTACTTTGGTTGTAAATGTCTTTTAATAGATACATTCTTCAATTTACAAAAAACGCTTCTAATAATCAAACTCATTTGTCATTTAATGGTGGCAAATATAATGTTCCTGATAATAATCTTGATGAATTTTATAAACGTTATTATAATGTAATTTCTGATAAAGATAATGAAGAAAGAGATTCTCTTTATCTTATTGAAAAGGTATATAATTCAACTTTTGCATTCTTCATTGATTTAGATGTACCAAAACGCTCTAGTTATAAACTTTCTGATGATGATGTAATAGACATTATTAGTGCGAGTTGTACATCTATAAAAGAAATGTTTATGGAAAATGACAAATTGATTGAATTTATTGTTTCCAAGAGAATTACTGCAAAAGGTTTTAATTACCATATTAATTTTTATAACTTGATTGTTAATAACGCAATTGCAAAAAATTTAATAACAAACATTTTGAAAAACCAAGATTTATTAAGTGAAGATTTGAAAAGTGCAATTGATGTTTCTGTATATAGAACAGGTTTACGTTTACTTGGTTCTAAGAAAGTTGAAAAAACAATTAAAAATATGGATAATGAAAAAGACGAAAATGGTGTTGATGTAGTTTATAAAATTTATGATATAGAAACTAAAAGATTTATTGAGTTAGAAGATACATCTTTTGAAAATTTTTCGAAAACTATCGTAAAAAGAAAATCCGATATAAAAATTAGTGAATTAAAAAATAAATCCGTTGTAACAGAAACAGATAAACGAATTCCAGTAAAAGGTATTAACAATGACAAATTGCAAAATGAAGTAAAACAAATTTTGTTGGATTTAAAAAGCCAAAACAAATGTTTAGAAAATTTTGATGTAACTATTCAAAGAATTTATGCAAAACAAAACAAATTAGGCATTTTTTGTTATTATGTGTCCATAAATGGAAAACATTGCCCTTTTAAACAACGTGAACACGAAAGAAACGTTAGTCCAATTTATTTTGAATTTAGTATTAATGGTATTTATATGAAATGTTATGATGAAGAATGTACAAGAAGAGTTTTCCCTGATTCAGGATTTCAATTACCAGAAGATTTTCAAGACAAATATCCAGAATTATATTTAAGTATGACTACGAAATATTGGCGTTCTGAAATAGAAATTACAGATGAAATAAGACAATATCTAGAAGTTAGTTTATCTGGATCACATTATTCTATTGCCAAAGCAGTTTTTCAAATATACAAAAATAGATTTCGTGTAGATGATATAAGAAATACAGAATGGTATGAATTTGATGGTATTAGATGGAAAAAGAGTTATTTAATGAATATTTTAATTTCAGAAGAACTTCCCAAATATTACAGAAGTATTAAAATAAGTGACACATCATTACAAACTAAAAATTTACAAGATTATTTGGTAAATAACGAAAAAGTTGATGCTAATATGCGTAATCAAATGGTTGACAATATTATCTCTAAATTAGAAAACGTTGCTTTTAAAGGTAATATTATATCACAAGTTATTTATTTATTTAAAACATATGATAATGATTTTTACACAAATTTAGATTCAACTCCAAATCTTTTAGGATTTAAAAATGGCGTGTATGATTTTAAAGAACAAACTTTCAGACAAGGTATACAAAATGATTATATAACATTCTCAACTGGATATGATTTCCTTGAATATGACGAATCTTGTCCTCATACACAAGATATTTATAAATTCCTAGGACAAATTATTCCAAACAAACGTGTACTAGACTATACCTTAAAAGTATTAGGAAAAGCTCTTGTTGGTGTTCCTGATGAACGTTTTTATATCTGGACTGGGTTATCAGGTGCTAATGGTAAATCTACATTAGTAAATTTTTTGGAAAATACATTAGGCGATTATATGGTAGGCGTAGATGTCTCACTATTAACAAACAAAAGAGGAGGTTCTAGTAACGCATCACCAGATGTAGTCAGATTACGTGGAAAAAGAATTTTTACATTCCAAGAACCAGAACACGATGATAAACTTAGAACTGGTATTTTAAAACAATATACTGGCGGAGATACTATTATTGCCAGAGAATTATTTAAAGCACCTATTTCATTCAAATTACAAGGAACAATGATTATGTGTTGTAATGATCTTCCTGCAGTAACTAGTTGTGACGGGGGAACTTGGAGAAGAATACGTGTGGTGGAGTTTAAGTCAAGATTTTGTGACAATCCAGTTAAACAAAACGAATTTAAAATAGACCCATCTATTAAATACAAGATTAAATATTGGAGACCATATTTTATGAGTATACTTATTCATTGGTACAAACGATTCTTAGAAGAAGGAATGAATGAACCAGACGAAGTCAAGAAAGCTACAGACAAATACAAAGTTGAAAATGACAAGTTTAATGAATTCTTTGATCAAGTATTGGAAGAATCATCAAGTGATTTTGAACCTAACAAAACAATTTATAGCCACTTTTCCAATTGGTGGTCAAGTAATTATCCAAATTCACGTATCCCAGATATTAAAGATTTACGTCGTGCAATGAAAATTAAATTTGGTAATGAAAAAGAAGCGATTATAAATGGTTGTATGAACTATGGTTTCAATATTAAAATTAAACAAACATTTGATGAAGATTTTGACAACCACACAGAAGATTTGTAAGTTATATAACCAATAAATTTATTACAAATATCAATAAATTTATTACAAATATCAATAAATTTATTATAATACCAATAAAAGTTGTATGCTTATTATTTTTTTATACCGTATAGTTAATGAACAACAATAAATTCTCACATAAAAATTTTATTAACGTTGACGATATTGATTTTGATAATACACATTCAGAAAGTGAAGATACAGACGATATAAAAGATATAAAAGATACAGAAAAAGATACAGAAAAAGATACAGACGATATAAAAGATAATACAATAAATAAAAAAGATACTTTTATTTGGGAAGCGATTCATCCAAAATGGGAGAAAAAGGTTTTATCTAAAAATTTTGTTATAAAAAATTGTTTAGCAGATGGCAATTGTCAATTTAGATCTATAGAAACTGCTTTAACAAATGCAGGTATTAAAACAAATCACGAACGTTTAAGAAAATCAATATGCAAGTACATTAACAATTTAGACAACAATGATTTTTTTAACATAATACAAAATTACAGATTAGAAAAACAAACTGGAGAATTCGAAGGAGATTGGGACCCATTTTCAATAAAAAATAAAAGGGATTTTACTAAAGAACTTAGAAAACCAGGATTCAATTTCCAAGGTGATAATATCACCTTATCATTAATATCTAAATGTCTTGAAATAGATATAATAATATTAGATAGTGATTTAAATGTCACTGATCTTAGTAATCCAGATCATCTATTTCCTAAAATAATAATCATATTTTACGATAAACAAAATAAACATTATAGAACAATCGGTCTTAAATGTAAAAAAAAGATTAATACAATTTTTAAAAGAATAGATTTACCAGATGAATTAACAAGATTGATAGACAAAAATACATTTTTCCTACATCATATACAAAACGTTTGTCTTACAGAAATGAAATGTAAAAAACTAGAATTAAATAAAATTATCAAAAATATAGAGGAAAAGTTTGATACTAAAATATCATCAAATGATAAAAAATCTATCATGAAAATTATTAGAACTATCTTGGATAACGAAAATTACTTTAATAAAATCAAAAGTAACTAAATTATTTTTAATTAGTGTATTGGCGATGAATAAAATCCAAATCACGTTTGGCTTTACGAGATGTTTCTGGATATCTTCGTTTATTATATATAACTAATACATTCAATCTTTTAATTATTTCAGAATACGTCGCTTTACCCTTACTTAATAAATTTTTAAGTATGGATCGTCTCTTCTTTTCAGGTAAATCTATATGATATTTTCCAAGAGCACCTTTATGCATTATCGGAATTCTTACTTTTGATTTTGATCTTGTACGTCTTTTGGTACTACGTCTTTTAACTGCAGTTCGCCTTTTGGTGGTACTTCGCCTTTTAACTGTACTTCGCCTTTTAGCGGTACTTCGCCTTTTAGCGGTACTTCGCCTTTTGGTGGTACTTCGTCGTTTTTTAGATTTAGCTATAGATTTCTTTTTTGAATATTTCATCTTTTTTATTTATTTGTTATATTGTATATTAATAATTTTTTTTTTTATTATTGTGTTATTAATAATGAAAGATATTACAATTTGGCATTTTATAATTTTAGTAGCAATTCTTTTTGTGATTCAATATTTGTTTGTTAAACGTGAAAATTATGAATCTGTACAAGGCGGAGATAAAAAAACAGATAATAAATTATGTGGAGAGACATCTATAGATCAAGGGTTTTTATATTACATATTTAATTCTCCTAAAACTCCTGCTAGATAAATAACTGAAATAATTATATATTTAATTATAATACGACTATGACTACTAAAAAAGACTTTGAAATTTTTTTATACAAAAACAAACTTAATTCAAAAACATTAATTGATATTTTACCACAATTATCATCAAAAACAATATCGAATTTATATAATGATTTAGAACAGTTATATAAATCTAAAAATACAGATAAAAATACAGATAAACTTTATATTTTTACAGATGGAGGTAGCTCTCGTAATGGCAAACCAGAATGTAAAGCTGCATATTCTGTTCTATTTACTGAAGAAACAGAATCTATTATGTATAAATTTAATACTACAAGAATGATAGTAAAGGAACCATCAAATAACAAAGCTGAATTATCTGCCATAAAATATGTGTATAAAACTATATATGAAAACATTGATGTGTTTGAAAACAAAAACGTTGTTATATGTACTGATAGTATGTATTCTATTAATTGTATTACGAAATGGTCATCTAATTGGATTAAAAACGATTGGAAAAATTCAAAAGGAGAACGCGTAAAAAACCAAGATATTATTAAAACAATTCTAGATTATAAAAAAACAATACGAGAATCAGGAAAAAACGTAGAAATTGAATTCAAACACGTATTTTCACATATACAAGAACCAGTTGATAAGAATTCACAAGCATACTTTTTATGGTATGGAAATAACTATGTTGATAAAAACATTGGAAAAATATTAAGTATACCTTAATAAATATCAAGTGTCTCTTAAAATTAAAGTACGAATTTAAAAATAAAATTTATAATATAATTATGTTACGATAAATCATTTGCTTCGCATCCTAAAAGTAAATTTTGGAGTAAAAAGAATAAAAAATTACCAAAAGACGTTTATAAATCGTCTTCTAATAAATATATTTTCGATTGCGAATGCGGACATGAATTTGTAACATCTTTAAATAAAATTTCTTGTAATAGATGGTGTGGTTATTGTTCAAATCCACCTAAAAAATTATGCAATAATGAAAATTGTAAAGAATGTTTTAATAAATCATTTGCTTCGCATCCTAAAAGTAAATTTTGGAGTAGGAAAAACGAGTTGATTCCAAGACAAGTTTTTAAAAATAGTCATAAATCTTTTGTATTTAATTGTAATATATGTGTACACGAATTCGAAATAAAATTAGAAAATATTTCATTAAAAAATACTTGGTGTAGTTATTGTGTAAATCAAAAATTATGTGAAAAAGAAGAATGTAATGAATGTTATGAAAAATCTTTTGCTTCTCATATAAAAAGTAAATTTTGGAGTAATAAAAATGAATTACAACCTAAAGAAGTATTTAAACAATCTAATAAAAAATATATATTTGATTGTACTATCTGTAAACATGAATTTCAATGTAATATTGATAGTATTTATAAAGGTGTATGGTGTATATTTTGCGCGAATCAAAAATTATGTGGAAATGATTATTGTACGGAATGTTTTAATAAATCATTTGCTTCACATCATAAAAGTAAATTTTGGTCAACAAAAAATGAATTACAACCTAAAGAAGTATTTAGATCAACAAATAAAAAATTTTGGTTTAATTGTGATAGATGTAAAAATGAATTTGAAAGTAGTTTAAATCATGTTTCAAATGGAAGATGGTGTTCTTATTGTGCTTTTAAAACTGAATTAAAATTATTCGAATGGTTAAAAGAAAAATATTTGAATGTTCAAAAACAAGTTACATTTGATTGGAGCCGAAAAAAAAGATACGATTTTGTTTTAGAAAATTTTAAATTAATAATTGAATTAGATGGACCACAGCATTTTAAGCAAATTAGTAACTGGCAAACTCCTGAAGAAAATCAAATAAATGATTCTCTTAAAAATAAATTAGCAAATGATAACGGATATAGAATGATAAGAATATGTCAAGAAATAGTATTAAATGATCTTGAAGATTGGGGTTACCAGTTAATTAATGCTATAAAAAATAATGAAACTATAATTAGAATTGGTAACATTTATGATTAGTTAAAAAATGAATTTTTATTTATTTCAAAATAATAAAAATGAATCAACAAAAACTTTCAATTAATATAATCGGAATGGGTTTTGTAGGTTCTGCGTGCGGATTCCTCTGTGAAAAAAACAATGTAGAATTTAATGTATGTGATACTCAATTAAAAACTGGAAATTTCAATTATTTTAATAATATACAAGAATTGGTTTGTTTTAGTGAAACTAAATCTGATATTAATTTCTATTTTATTTGCGTTCCTACACCAAGTGATTCAGAAGGAAAGTGTGATATATCTATTGTTGAAAATGTTATTAAACAATTATCATTGGTTGTTAAAAAAAGATCAATTGTTATTATAAAATCAACTATTAAACCTGGTACTACTAGGAATCTTTATAATAAATACAATAATGAAAAATTAGACATAGTATTTTGTCCAGAATTTTTAAGAGAAGTTTCTTATAAAGAAGATATTTATTCTGCAAAATTTGTATTGTTTGGCATTGACGAAAATCAAAAGAATTTAATAAATGATTTAAAAGATCTCTTTACTAATTATCTTTATAAACACAAATATACAACAAATGATAAAAATCTAGAATCACCTTTCGAATTTTATTTTAAAACATTTGAAGAATGTGAATTATTTAAATATACTTTAAATACCTTTTTTGCTACAAAAATTACATTTTTTAATGAAATATATGAACTTTGTAATACAATTGGTGTTGATTATCAAAATTTAAAAAGTTTATTTAAACTGGATAAAAGAATTGGTGATTACGGTACAGTAGTTCCAGGAATGGATGGCTTTGGATATACAAGAAGCTGTCTTCCTAAAGAAATAAGGGCTTTAATTAAATTACAAGAAGAATTAGGACTCTCCAATGATCTTGCATCTTGTGTTGACAAAAGAAACGATTATTTTAGAAGTAAATAAAATACATAAACGTTTTATGTTAATTTAAACATAACATTATTAATTATATAATGAAAATTGATTATATAATGAAAGCTGAATATATAATGAAAGTTGAATCGTATACTATACGTGATAGTATATTAACATTACATTTTAACAAGGATTTTAAGCAAATCCGTTATGTAAAAATGGAATCTGATAATCTACTACATTCTGATAAAACATCAGATTCGTTAGATTGTGACGAAATGGAAATATCATATTCGAAAAGGAGAAATTGTTTCAATGTATGTCTTTCAAACAATTCAGATCAAGTTATTATTTTAATAACGCAATTTGACAAACGACAAACTTGTTATGGATATCATATTAAACGACAAAATACATTAGAAAATACAAGTAACGTAAGTAACGTAAGTAACGTAAGTAACGTAAGTAACGTAAGTAACGTAAGTAACGTAAGTAACGTAAGTAACGTAAAAAATACAGATCAAGATTTGTTGGCAAAAGGAATGATTTCTTTATTATCAGGTAATTTTAAAGTTGATAAGGGTGACCAAAGTAAGGATGACAATATATTTTCTATAAAAAATCAAAATATTTTTGCAAAAATTAAAAAGAAAAGTGCAAAAGATGGAGTTGCAACGTTTATGTAAAAGAATTAGCAATATGAATTCGAGTGTTGAGAGAGCTTATGTTAAAGATATTTCAACAATTATAGATGATATCTTTTTTGAGTATGATATTTTTTACAAAGATACAAATCAAAATGTTTCAAAAGAAATACTTTTACATAAATTTTTAAATATATTTGGAAACTCTGATGAAATCAAAATGTGTATAGGTATTTCACAAAATGGAAATAAATGTTGTAAACGTGCCCAAAACAAATCTGATTATTGTAAAACACATAAATATTTAGAATTTCGTCAAAAAACCAACGATAATTTTACATTACAAAATGACAATTTATTCTTAATAGAAGAATCTGTTAAAAATGCAGATAATATAAATATAAAAAATATGAAAAAACAATTAATCGATGGAACAATTTATTATACAGATTCATCATTCGTGTATGACATTGATAGTCTTGAAAGAGTTGGTTACGTAGATAATGAAAAATGTATTTTAACCGATGATCCTTTTATATTATGTATGTAAAGGTATGTAAAGGTATATAAAGGTATTTAAAGAATAAGGTATTTAAATGATAATGTTATTAATGTTATTATTATTATTATCGATATGTTATGGACATATTTCTATGACGTATCCTCCATCAAGAAGAAATCAGTTAAGTGAATATTATGCTAATATAGGTTTAGTTAATTATAATTTACGTTCACCTTTGAATGTATCACCGGATTTTTTTAGTTTTCCTTGTAAAGGATTTCCAAAAGGACCTGTTGTGGCGACATTTGAAAAGAATGAAATTACAATAACACTAGAAGGTACAGCTACACACGGTGGTGGTCATTGTCAGTTTGGAATATCATATGATGATAATAATTTTGTTGTTTTAAAAACAGTTTTAAACGAGTGTTTGTTGAATACAATGTCTTATTCTTACGAAATACCTACATACGCAAGAGGCGATAATATAACTGTGTTTTGGACTTGGATTAATAGAATAGGTAATAGAGAATATTATATGGAATGCGCTGATGTAAATGTAAAGACAAACGGTAAGATGACCAATATTCCAGGTAAAGAATTATTAATTGTAAATTTACCAGGATATCCTACAGTTCCAGAATGGGAAGTGGGTGCACCTAGTTCACTTGATGGAAGAGATCTATTTTATTCCAGAAAGAATATTAATGTCAATTATGACAAACATAATTCTGATAAACATATACATAACATTAGTGAAAATCGTCGTTTTATCAGTAAAGATCAAAACCAAGATAAAGTAAACGAAAAAAGTCAAGATAAAGTAAATGAAAAATGTAGTTGTACTACAGGTGAAATGAAATGTGATGGGAATGGTTTTATTACTTGTACAAATAACAATTGGATATATCGAAATTGTTCACCAGGTACGAGTTGTAGATCATTAGAAAATAGTATAGTTTGTGATTTTGAATAAATTGAACCTTTTAATAATTTTGTATTTTTATCTTGGATAATTTTAATTAAAAATGACAGTTTATATATTCCAATAATTGTTTATATTTTTCTTCAATTGATAATTTTTTAGATTTTGTAGTTGTCCAATCTTTTCCTGATTCTTTTTGTTTTGGATGTAATTTGGTACAACAAAATGCATCACCTTTTAAAATGGTTGCTTTTATATAATAACAATATTTAGGGATATCTTCTGCTTTAATTTTACAATATTCTGGTAAATTTGAACCTTTTGTATAAACTCTTTGTTTTGGAATATATTCTTCAATTGGTTCTTTAATTTCTTTTTCTTTATTTGACTGTTGTTTTGTAATAACAATTTTCTCTTTTTGAATTTCGTGCTTTTCTCTTTTTGTAATTATGTCTTTACATTTATCAATTTTAGGAATTTGAACATTATTTTTAAGATTGTATTCTGATACTCTTTTACAAGTGTTAATAAATTCATCTTCTGTTAAACTTCCTTTCATATAATTACATTGTCCACAACACGTTACACAATTTTCTATAATATAACCAATTTCATTATTTTTTCTATCAATACCATTTTTATGAGTTTCAGAATTTTCTTTATCGCAATAATAACATTTATCATTTAGAAATTTTATAAATTGATCTTTTGTTAAAGCAAAGTCAAAATCCTTTTTCATAGCTCTTCTTAAATATTCTTTATAAGGTACTGATTTTGAATCACTCCATACTTCTTTATCTAAACTTCCGTTTCCACCAAAATGTTTTGAAATATGTTGACATCTTTTTATAAATGTTTCTGGATCTAAACTTCCTTTAATAAAATTACAATTTTTACAACAACTAACTACATTCTTTTTTTCATAACTTCCCACACTATCCATTCTATCTATCCCATTTAGTGTTTTATCTGAAATATAATCACAATAAAAACAATTTGATGTCATCATTTTATAACACATTTCATCAGTTAAATCTTCATTCCATAGAATACCTTTCTTTTGAGCTTGCTGTTTTATACCTCCGAATCTTTGCACAAAATTTTGCGTTCTCCATTCTTTCAAATGCTGTTTATTATTTTCACACCACCTTCTCATATTTTCAGAATTGTGTTTCAAATATTCATCTTCATTTTCTGCTCTTTTCTTTTCACGATGTTTTATATAATATTTTTTTTCATTTTGTCTTTTATTTCTTTTTTCGATTACATCAGGTCTTTTTTTTTGTTTAGCATCCTTTTCACGACACTTTAAACATCTTTTAACAATACCACCAGATTTCCCAATAAATTCTGATGATATTCTGTAACATTTACAATTTGTGCATTTTTGTTTAACTTCATTTTCCATATTAATAATCTTAAAATTATTAAAATAGATATTATTTTCAATTTTTATTAGGAGGACTGGCAAAAGTATACCAGCCATTAATTTGAATATGCTAATCCACCCCGGATTTAGCTTACCCTTTAGCTTTCACTAAAGGCCGGACTATATCTTAAGATATCATTGATACTGATTAGGTATCTCAATCCCAACTACATTTAGTCTCTGAACCTTCACCATAGTCTTATCATAGCGACTTTAGGTGCTTGGCTGCGGATTTTCCAATCCTAAACTTTATTACCATTGGGCAAAGCCCAACTCTTACGAGTTGTGCAATGGCGACGTAAGTCGCGTACGGCTATTAACCGTGTTCCTTTTAAATGTTTCCAAATAAAAGTGGTAGTTTAGGCTCTAAGGAGGTCCCCGTCAATTTGAAGTTGTTGCAAAAAAAGTTTGACCTTTTTTCACTAGCCAGTTATATGGAAATCATTGCAAATTGATCCCTTGCTAATTTACACTGTTTTTCATAATAAGTAATAGCAAAACTTATTATGCAGCTGACTGTTTGGCACAGGTTAATGTAAAAAATACATTCTTTAATGCCAGCCATAATTCTGAGAACGTTGTAGTTAACAGCAAAGACTTTCAAACTACCACCACCAGCTTGAACGGTAAGTTGAAGAGTGGCATTGTCAATTCTAGACATGTTAACAGTTCCAGATGGTTGATGTTGTTCTGGGTTAAGAGCAAACGAGTATACATAAACACCATCAGAAGGAATAGAAGTATGGTGTTGATATGGTTGAACCAAGTTGAAGTATGCTCCAGCTCTTTCAGAGAAACGATCTTGTCCGTTAAGTTGCAATTTAGCAGTACTAACATCCTTGTATGCAGTTGGGGCAGCAGTAGCTCCAGAATCTTGAACAACCCAGATAAGTTCCTTACAAGGATGGTTCAAAGCAAGCTTACTCTTGTAAGCACCACCAGATACAGTTTCAGCACCAGTGAATTGCAATTGCTCAATGAGGTATTCGTGTTGAACTTGAGCAAATTGACGACGTTCGTCAGTATCAAGATAGATATAATCAACATACAAACTAGCTTCAAGAGCTGGAGCAGTTGCAGTACCAGCATCAGCACTTGTATACAAATTCTTATCGAATGCTGCAAAAGTAATGTTGAATTTAACTTCGTGATATTGCAATGCAATCAATGGCAAAGCAAGACCTGGATTTCTACAGAACCAGAATTGCAATGGCACATACATAGTATATTCTGAAGTGCTACCATCAGTTGTCATATTAGTAGTGTTACCAACCATCTTTTTGTAACCATCTTCCTTTTCAGATGTTTGAGTAAGATCATTCCAGATATTTAACCAAGCACCATAATGCTTATCGATTGTTTGACCACCAATTTCAATTGAAACTTCTTCAATCAAATTGTGTCCAAGATATGGGTGCCAATGTGTATCACCATCTAATGCACCAACTGTAGCTTGCAAGTAGACCTTGTGAATAAGATCACCATTTCTTGAAACAGTACATGAAACTTTTCTACCAAATCCAACAGTTCCATTAAATGTTTGTTCGATTGATTCAATAGCAAAGTTTGTATGTCTACGATATACAACTTTAAAAACGTTTACACCCTACCTTTCGGTATATTTATCAGGAGCTTACGCTACCTGGGGACTAGACTATATCTTAAGCAAATTCATATGAATTCACCCATTACCATTTAGTCGTTGAACTGAGGCCATATTATTGATAACTTAGGCTTTGGCTGCAGATTGCCCATTTCAATCTAAACTATGTTTAAATTTCATCTTAAAAGTTATTACCGAAAGATTTTTAATCCTTGTGACTGACGCCACTACCCAAGTTCTATTCTTGGCCATTAATTTTTTTCAAAATTAACTTGGTATTTTAAGCTTTAGGGGTTTCCCGCAATTTGATAATGTCGCAAATCTAATTAGATTCACTAGTAGCTGAATTATTAGTCAATTGATATGACTAATATAGGAATTACAACAGATTTTTCTATAACATATCCTAATAGTTATAGCTGACTACTTTTCTACTCAATTTTTTAAGTAATTTGAGGATTACCTGTACATTTCCTCTACCTAGTCTTTCAACTAGGATTAGACTATATCTTAAGCAAATTCATACGAATTCACCCACTACCATTTAGTCGTTGAACTGAGGCCAATTTACAAATTAACATTTATAAATATTTAGATAAATTTAGATAAATATACCCTTAGGCTTTGGCTGCTGATTGCCCAATCCATTTAGATTTTCACTACAGTTCTAAATCATTTAATTTAAAACAGGTAATTTCATAGAAATTACTACCCAAGTTTAATCTTGGCCAAATAAAAGTTTCCTCTTATTCTTAGTACTAAAGGCTCTAAGGGGTTTTCAGCAATTTGATAGTGTCGCAAAAAAAGTTTGACCTTTTTTCACTAGTAGCTGTACATAATTAATCGAAATGGGTGATGGCGGTGATTAATTAAGGAGTACTAACTGTATTTATTATAACATATCCTTTTAGTTATAACAGGCTACTTTTCTACCCTACAGGTTTTTTAAGGTAAATATCTTGAGCGCCATAAGCGACTAATTGCATAAGTCCACCACCCATATTTTGTTTTTATAATATTCAAAAATAAAAAAAATTTCCGTAATTAACTTATTAATTATACATTTAATTGCAATTACACACGTGTTTCATCACATTCTTATATATACATATTCGCATTCTTATATATATTGAACATAACATACAATACATATAATACAAAATTAAAGAATTCTACGAATCTAATAGCTAGTTTTCTAGCTTGTTATTCTTAGTGCAGGAACTGGTGTTATCCTTAGTGCCGGTATTGCTTCTGATTCTGGTGCTAGTGTTGTCCTTAGTGCCGGTATTGATGGTTGTTCTGGTGCTAATGTTGTAACAGATTTTGTCTGTGTAAAATAAAATCCAGCTCCAGCTAACCCAGATAATAAAATACAACATATACAACTAACGATGATAATAATCTCTATATCCATATATAATAATATAATATTTTTTTACAAATTTATGTATCTCGAAATTTCCACTTTACCGCTGTCTGTCGTAGCATCTCAAAAAAATATATGTAATATTTTTTCCCTAGATTTTTCTATATATAAATTTAAATTATTTACCATGTAACTTTCCAAGTAGACCAATTATCAGCATTTTCTCCTCTTACTCCAACACCCATATCTTGGAAACTCTTTAACCTTCCCCAATTTTTGTTAATCAAATTAACTTCTTTATCTTTTGTAACGATATCAGCTACATCAACACAAATACTACCATCAGAATTACATAAACCTTTTCCAGGTGCTGTTCGTAGTTGATTCGAAAATTCTGTTACTCCTCTGATAAAATTTTTGTCATTGTCATTAAAATGTGTCCAACTTCCATTGTTATTCGCAATATTCAATCCCTTCTTATCCCAAGCAGCATCAAGCTCATTACCTACGTGTAGAGATGTTATTACTGCAGTTTGAGGTACTCTTATCCTTCCGCCCACAGCCTGTAATCTTAAGCTTCCGTCATCATTTCTTATAGTAAATGTTTTTTTCCCACCATCATCTTCTCTTGTATCACCATTTTTAAATAAAACTCCTTTACTACCTATTTTCATTTCTGTATAACTTGCTTGATCAGGATTATTGGCATAAACATGTTTAAAACTTGCACTATCATTTCCGAGTACTTTAAAACATCCAGTATTAGCTTTATTACAAATGTTATCTGTATAAACAGCATTAGTTGCTGTAAAATTTTTAGAATTTACATTCTCACTTGCTGATAAATTAGTTCCGATGAAATTTGGACTATGGGTGTCATTCGCGAAATATGTCACTCCTCTGATCCAATTTTCGCTCTTCCCTTGTGCATTAAAATGCGTCCAACTTCCATTATCATTTTTGATATGCAATCCTTTATTCCAATTTGCATCCAAATCTCCACCTATCCATATACGTCCATTTGTTGAAAAATTCTTAGCGTTAACATTTTCAGTTGCTGTAAAATTCTTAGCGTTTACATTTTCAGTTGCTGTAAAATTCTTAGCGTTTACATCTCCAGTTGCTATAATATCTCCAGTTGCTGTTATTTTCGCAGTTGCTAAAGTTTTATTATCTGGTACGTTACACGTAGTTGCTGTACTACCATCAGCGCACCAAACTGTTCTATTCTCAAGTGCAGTTTTTACAGCATTGGCATCTCCAAGATTACCAGGATCTCCCTTTATTCTAGCTTTATAAGTGGCATTTGATGTTAACAAATTAGCTATGTCAGTTTTAAATGCATCTCTTCCTACTATATCAGCTCCTATTAGCGATTTTGTAGTGGCATTATTTACAATACTGCCACCTACACTTGAAGCTAACGTGGGATTAACTGCTATTTTACTGGATAATCCAGTTAGAAAATCATTGTTAGTAGATAAATTAGTTGATATAGTATCCATATCACTACTTTGAAATGCGACACTTCCAGGATCTCCTTTTTCTCCTTTTGGTCCTAGCGGTCCTTGTGGTCCTTGTAGCCCTATAGGTCCAGTGTCACCTTTCTCACCTTTTAGCCCTTGTGGTCCTTGTAAACCAGTATCACCTTTTGGTCCTTGTGGTCCAAGTGGTCCAATTGGCCCTCTTTCTCCTTGTGGTCCTTCTGGTCCTTCTGGTCCTTGTGGACCTTCTATTCCTGATTGTCCTTGACCCATTTTTTTATATATAATACTTTTATAAAAAAAATATACAGAATTACTAAATTATAAAAATAACTAAATTCTAAGAATACACTATTACTAAATTCTAAGAATACACGATTACTAAATTATAAAAATAACTAAATTATAAAAAATCAAGATTACAAGTCTTTTCTAAATAGCCAATCAAAAAAACCACGTTTTATACTCTGTTTCATTAGTAAAGAACTAGATTTATTAATTTTTTCCCACGAAGATTCGCAATCATTGTTCGTCAATGGATTTTTCACTATATCTTTTTTCATAGTTTCATTTTTAATATACATATTCTCTCTACAATTTATAATATCTTTTATTTTATCTTTATCTACACAATCTACTATCGCGTCTAATTCGGTATCTTGTAAATATCGTTTTACGTCGCTTATGTCACAACGATCATTGTAATTTATACACAAGATTTTATACAAAATATCTTTGAAACCATCTTTTAAAACCATTCTTCTATTGATCTTTTTATTAAATATTTCCTGAATATTATCCAAACTATAAAAACGTTCTAAATCACAAATACTCTTTATATTCGAAAATGGTAACAAATTAAACATCAATTCGTATATACATATTCCTAAACTCCAAACATCTGTTCGTTTATCATATAAGAACTTGTAACGTTTTTTTTTCATCAAATTTATTTTATCCACCACGTAACTTGTAATATTTTCCATTTCATTCATATTCTGTATTATTTCCGGAGACATATAATATGGTGTACCACATAATTTGTAATATTTTCTATGCAAAATATTCGTTTTATCAAATCGAGGTTCGTTAGATAAATCATAACAAGCAAAACCAAAATCTGAAATTTTAAAATCAATTTTATTACCATCATCTTTTATTAAAATATTATGTAATTTTATATCACGGTGTATAATATTTTTACTATGGATATAATCCAAACCATCAACTGTTTGTTTTAAAAACTCGTAGAAAAAAGAATTAGTAAACCCACCACATTCATTTTTATATTTGTCACCTCCGTTTCCTTTTAAGAAATCATACACGTCACCACCATTACAATATTCCATCCTTAAATAATATATTCCATCGCGTTTTGTATATCCATAAAATTTAATAATATTTGGATGTTCCATATTAGATAAAATTTCAATCTCACTGTCTATTAATTCTTCTAAACGTTTGAAATAATACTCTTGTTCTGTGTTTATTAATTCATCACCGTTAGTATATGGTGTTATATTTACATCAATGTTTTTCTTATCTTTATTAACACGTCTAATTGTACTACCTGAACTTTTTGAAATATAACTTTTCACTAAATTGTTTATGTTTATTTCCTTTATTATAAACATTTCATCCTCATCTGTTATTAAAGGACTCTCATATTTGCATAAATACACATTTGAAAAAGACCCCTTGCCTATATGACGAATTACTTCATAATCTTCAATAAAACTCATTCTAATATTACATATGAAAATAAATTCAAAATACATCTTTATTTGTGTAATAATCTGTATTTTAATTATCTACACGTTCCGTTTATTTTATATATTGTATATATTTTACACATTCTGTCTATTTATTTTATTGTATAATATTATAAACAAAGCACGATAATGAGTTTAAATCCGATATACTATTACGATTACCTATTTGAGTTTTACACAAATGATATAACAGATCTTGATAAATTTAATACAATTTACGATCAATGTACATTGGAAGATCCAACTGGAAATAGAAAGGCGATAATTTATAACAAATCTTTAGAAATTTTACAAATCTTATCAAGAACACCCGGGATTCATATATGTTCATCATTTGTTAATTATAACAATAAACGATACAAAGTAACTGTTCACAATATGTCTTGGTCCGGAAACACATAAATTTATTTACCTTATATTTACACAATTTATTTATTCTTTTTATTTTGTACATTTTGATTATTTTATTTTATTGTACAATGATATAAACAATATAAACAAAATGAGTTTGAATACACCATTTGATTACGATTACATATTTGAGTTTTACACAAATGATATAACGGACCTTGATAAATTTAATACAATTTACGATCAATGTACATTGGAAGATCCATCTGGAAATAGAAAGGCGATAATTTATGACAAATGTTTACAAATCTCACAAATTTTATCAATCACACCTGGAATTCATATTTTCGCATCATTTGTTAATTATAACAATAAACAATACAAAGTAATCGTTCACAATATGGGTTGGGGTGGTGCCACGTATATACCAACTTAATACAACATATATATTAACTTATTAAATCCAAAATTTGTCATTGTCAATTTCTTGTTTTTCACAAAAGTAACTGGAACAAGAATTATATCCCATATCTATTAATGATTGTACATCACTTTTGGATAAATTAAAATTTAATGCATTTGTTATCTGATATGCATTTATACCAATGGTATGTTCAGTATATTTGTCAAACGAAGATGCTTGTTTTTCTTTGTTTATTAAAAAACAATTTATAATATTAAGGAGATAACTATCAAATGAATCAATCAAATTATCTTTACACATTTCTCTTTTTGATAATAATTTACAACCAAGTGTAGTACTTAAATTATTTTCATATATTTCTATCGGATAATTATTTATAATAGATCCATCAACATAATACGTATTATTATAATACTGTGAAGAAAAAACAAGAGGAATACATGTAGACATCCTAATTGCTTTTAAAACTTTTAAATTAGGTGTATTTACATAATCAAAAATAACCATACTATAAGTATTTATATCAGCTGCTACAACGCGGAAATTTATTCGCGTTTTTATCCATAATTCTCTCATAGTTGTATCTTTGGAAAAACCCTTTTTTACCAACAATTCAGTTAACCAATCAATTATTTTATTTCCATTGTCCAACCCATATTTTGATATAAAATTACTTATTTTAAATTTTTGTAAATTTAGAAAATCTACATCTATAACTTCTTTATATAACTCATCATAAGTATAACCTATCGTATATAGCAAACCAAATAAACTACCGATTGACACACCACATAATTCTTTTATATCAAATATTACTTTATCACTCCTTAATAATTCCTCAAAATACTTTACAACACCAATATACGCAATACCCTTCATTCCACCACCACTAAATAACAACGTATCTATTCGTTTCTTCATACTATAATATAGATTTATATTACACTAATATAAATTATTCATATAATAAACAATTTAACAATATAATACTCCATTTATATTAATTATTTTATATATATTATAATTATAATATATATATGGATAATAAAATTGTAGTTTTTACTAAACCTGGCTGCCCTTACTGCAAAAATGCTAAAGAATTTTTAGATAATTTTAATTTACCATTCACTGAAATTACACTTAATCCTTCAGATATACATTACGAACATAAAAGAGATAGACTATTTAATTATTACCAACACAGAAGTTACCCTATTATTGTTATAAATAACAGACTCGTTGGCGGTTACACTGATTTATTAAGGGCATATGATACACTTAAATTACATAAGATTTGTCAAGATATAGGATTATATTTACCTTTTGATTTTTGATTCCCATAAACAATTATTTACAAATCGTCTTTTAATATTTGTTTTATACAATATTTCTTTTGTGAAAAATCATCGTCATTCATATAAATAGTCAAGTAATAGTCTAATATATCAACATCGTTTTGTTTATACGTATACATAAAATAATGTAAAAAATAATTTACACATATTGGATTATTAAAATAAAAACAAAATTTACGAAATTCATTAGTTGTATCAAATACTACAAGGTCATTTTCATCTGTTATACAAGCAAATACAATTTCATTTTTATGCAAAATAATATCCTTTTTATTTTTGTTAAATTTAACTAAATCATTATACAAACCACGATTTGTACGTGATACAAACGTCATCGTATATTCCTTTTCATCTTGAATAATCTTGTATTCAGTATAAATATGTTCGTTTATAGTTTCACAAAAAATTTTCTCAACACTATCTTGAATAGGATTAAATAATACACCACTTATATACGTTTTTAATTTGTACACATTAAAACATAACCAAATAACATTTAATAAGATAAATCTTCTATACACATATATTAATGAAAATATTAAACTAAAAATACACACATAAAACATCTTATTTAAAAACTATATTATTATAATTTTAAATGGATTTCTTTCAATTTTTACAAAAGTCAAAACAATCAACTAACTCCAACTCCGAAAGCGATACCAAAAACGATAACGACACCAAAAACGACACCAAGGAAAACGTGTATAAAAAATCATCAAAGAAACATATCAACAAAAATGAAATTACAAATGAAATTACAAATGAAATTACAAATGAAATTACAAATGAAATTACAAATGAAATTACAAATGGAATTAATGAAATTACAAATGAAATTACAAATGAAATTACAAATGGAATTAATGAAATTACAAATGAAATTACAAATGGAATTAATGAAACTGGTCATGTAT